ATGAATAGGTCACCGTTACTGTTCAATCCAGAGTAGAATGCGATACCACCTTCTTCCTTCTGTGACTGTGCTAGTAGTATCTCATCACTTGTAAGAACTCTGTTCTGTACTGAAGGTAGACCAGTTGAATAGTTACCTGGTCCGAAACCAACGTATTCAAATGTGTGGTTACCTGATCTTAAGATACTAGGTCGTCTAACCTCTAGGTCTGTACCACCTGTACTGTTCAGTGGTATCATCCTTAGTGCTAGGTTTATTTCCTCTGCATCACCATCACGTGCTTCTAGTGTGATGAAGTTAGCACTGGCTGGGTCAGCTGATGCATAGTTTGTGTAGTTATTCTTCTGCTCTAGGATGTAGTCAGATACAACCTCACGTGTGATTGAGCGATCAAGTGCTTCAGCTCCAGTATCATCACTGGTAGTAACAAGTCCAACAATAGTATTAGATGCTATTGATGTTGCCTTGAGTGGATCTTCAGTTGGGTTATCCTTATCTAACTGAGGATATAGGTTGTTGATATTCTGAGAGAACGCAAAGTTACTGAGGTTACCGTTGGATGGACTGATCTTACCATTTAACATGGTTAGATAGTAAATACCATTCTGTGCACCTGACTGTAGTGTCTGTACCTTCTCAATATCGTAGATATAATATACTTTTTCGTATGACTGACCAGTAGCAACGTTACGTGGTTGAATAATATAACCGTTGATTGGGTCTCTTGATAGAACTGAGCTGTCTACCACATATCTCATACGATATGTTCTGTCTCTAGATGACCTGTTGTCAGGTATCCTCATCATATATGATGCACCAGTGAATAGTGATGTATCGTAGAATGCTTCGTTACCTAAGTGATAGTGTACACCATAACTTGTGTTGCTACTTGTTGCTGAAGTAATTCTTACATACCAACAGTTGAGTTCGCTATCGTACTGTAGTGGGTGATTAGGGTCACCAGGTACGAACTGCTGTGTAGTGATGTTAGTGAAATGTACATCAGCTACAGTTTGTGATCCTGTTGGTGTGATATTAGCATAGTATGTCTGAGGTGTAGAACCATTGATCAATGAAACATATAATACGTCATTAATACGTGCACCAAGGTTATAACCCTGTAGTTTGTATGGAGGTTTAGTTGCTTCTGAGTTATATCCATAGAGATATAATCTTGTGTCTACATCTCCAATGTATGACCATGTGACTCCACCGTCAGATCTGGCAAGAGGTGCGGTGCTCCATGTGGGAGGAGTAGAGCCAGTAGTACCACCATTAACAGTATAATACGCTTTACCACCATATACTACACTTGTGTTAGCTGGAATTGTTGTTGAGGTGTTCCATGTGGGTTTACCTGTACCCACTGTTCTACTACTATTATATTTTATCTTCTGTACGTCAAGTGCTATGTAACCAACTGGTATCTCATCAATCGTACCGCCATACACTGAGTATGAACCAGCTGTACCACGATATCCTCTGTTGAGTGTCAGTGTGCCATCACTTGCTACGCTTGAAATCTGATATGATTCTACTGCATCCTCAGCACCAATACGTATGAATTGATCAGCAACCAGTCCATGAGTGTTGTTAGCAGGAGAGGACGTGACTGTCCTATTGTTCAGCTGAGTAGTGAATGTGTATCCATTTATTAATGCATATGTCCTCGTTAGTTTCTTAGGAGGAATGATATGTGTGACCTTACCAGCCTTATCCTGTGTGAACGGTAGGTTCTTAAATCCCTTCGCTCTTAGAGAGCACGATCCGAAGTTAGAGTTAGAGTTTGTAATTGACTGGTCGCCACCGCTAAGGGCAACGAAATGATCAGCAAAACCAACAGCGAAAACAGAAACTGCCTGAATAACTGCATCGTTAGAGCACTTAACGTGGAAGTTTCGGTACGTCGGTCTGTATATACTGTCGCCATCTGTATGATTACCTTGAATATAAGTTGATCCATCCCATTTGATGAATGCGTTGTCATCCTTCTGCAGTGATACTCCAGTGAACTGAGCAACAACCATAGATTTGAATCCAGTTGCCTTAGCACCATCAGCATGCATACCACATGTACCCCATGTTGAACGTAGGGATATGTTGAATATGTATGGTGACGCTGAGTCAACGTTATCAATCTCAACTCGTACTGTAGAACCAGTAGCAGTTGGGTTGTTAGCAGGAGCAGCCTGATTAGGGTTCTTTATTATGTATCGGAAGGTCGTTGTGGTTGGTACTTCTGTAATAAAATATGAACCGTTAAATCTACTAGCCACAGACCCTGAGACACCTTCGATTTGAACTGGGGTTCCGTTAGAAAATCCATGAGGGGTTGTTGTTGTTACCTCTGCTGTTGTAGTATACACACCACTGTTGATATAGTCAGTGACTATACTACTGATAGTAATAGGACCTGAGGTATTAGGACCTACAATTCTGTTCTCCTCGACTCTCTTCTGGAACTCATCTGCTGAGGTTACACCAGTAGTGTCAGGGATATCATCAAATGCTCTTGCTACTTTCTGATAGTATAGATCTAGGTCAGTGATAGTAAGAGCGTTACCAGATGTGTCATTAACACTGCTCAAAACATTTTTACCATCAGCATACTCAAAGCAACACAATTTGTGGTGAGAGTATGTTGGAGGTGTAGATGCTGTTGGTTGAGCTGGGTCTGTGTACACACCAGTTTTAGGACCATCAAAGAATGAGAACTGCCAGAAATAACATCCACCAGTAACTCTGAATATTGCTGATCTTTCGATTGATCCTGATTCTGGATCAGGAATATATAATGGTTTTAGTTTGGTCTTTCTAAGATCCATACCCACGAGGGATGTACCTCTTGGGATGATGATACCACCTTCTACTGAGTTGAACTTATAGAGTAAGTTGTCTGGGTTAGGTGTACCATCTGAGTTCTGTAAATCTAAATCAGAACTAGAGTTTAATATGGGTATATCGTCGTCTATAAATGCTTGCCCTGTGGTATTTGTGCCTGGTCTGTTGTCCAGTACATATTCAGAGGGATATAATACTATAGTAAATGACTCGAAAGCATCGTTGAACTGTCCAGTACGATATGAGAATCGTGCTGACTCAACCAGTGCTCTTTGTATTGACTTGAATGGTCTGTTAGGACTATTACCTCTATTATCAAAAGAATCCGATGCATCAAAATCGTCTGGGTTGACGTAGATACAACGGCCTGTCTTCGAGGTAAAGACATTCTTTAGTCTTGTTAGTGCCATTTAATTAACTAATAGTTACGCTTTCTTCAAATCCTATAAAATTAAATGCTACGCCAGCTGACGCACTTACATATAGATTCTGCCACTGTTCAAGTACCAGACCTGTCAAACTCACTTCAGAATTGTTTGGAATTGGATATGATTTTAAGATCTTGTTCTGATCATTACTATAGGATACACCTGAGATAATAACCTCTGGTTGACTACCCTCGTTCTGCTTCCACTCAGCAGTCACAGTGGCACCATTTTGCCCACTATTATATAATTTCACTGTTGCTAGTGAAGGTAACCACTCATAACCTCTTGATGAGATTGATAGTTGTCCTGCTCCACCGATACCAGATACCATTTGGTTAGCTGGTTCTGTATAATATAATGACTTGAGATTATTGATTACAGTATCATTCTGTATCAATAACTGACCCTGTAGTCTGTCATAGAATATGACTCTACCACTGGTTCCTACGTATGAATCAGTAATAGTACCACTTCCACCACCAGCTCCTGCTAGTGTCATTGAAGCAATAGTTGTTGGCCATGACCCTGCGGGTTGTTCATACCACACCTTGAGGTTAGCAGCGTCCCATGCGATGCACTTTGCTGTCTGTGTACCCGCAGGTCCACCAGTAACAGTCAACACTTCGCCAGGTACATATGCTGTACCGTTGTGACCTGAGATAATAACATATGAAGATGTTACCTTTGAGTTAGGTACAAAACTAAACTCCGAGAAGTTTGATACTGTAGGACTCTGTGAGCCAGGAACAGCAAACTCAATCTGTTCTGTATAATCTTGAATAGCAACGTCTACGGTTGCTGTAGCACCAGTCGTATTCATCATCCTGAGTGAACCACTTGTGAGTGTAGCACTAGGAGTTGTGTACATAGGGAAATCAGCACGTACTAGCCCGTTAGGATTAGTAGCGGGTTCCACATATGCATTAGTATATTTTGTTGTAGCGGACTGATATGACGCTAGTACACCATTTGCCATTGAATTTTAAGAGTAAGCGTGGAAAATAACTTTTGTTCTGCTAGTAGCAGAGATTGTGTCAGCAGTAATTGTTTGGACTGCACCATTGAGGTCAGTTAACTTTAATCGTTTAGCATACACTGCACCACCGATCTGGTTGACTGAATCTGTTTCAGTAACATAGAAGTCTCCATCTACATTACTATCACCTGAGACATCAAATCGTTTAGCAGGAGTCTTGTTGATACCCACCTGACCATCTGAGTCAATAATCATCTCAGTGGTACCATCAAATTTGTTGAACCTCATTGGAGTAGCATCTAGTCTCCTCTGAAGTACAAATGATGATGAGTCACCACCAATTAATTGACCACCTGTAAAGTATATATCTCCTCCGACTTCGAGCTTATATGCACTAGGAGTGATACCTATACCTACACGATCATTTGTATCATCCAATATGAATGTACCGTTATCAAAGTTGACTGATCCAGTTGTAATTAAGTTACTGACTGAACCAATCTCACTGATCAAGTTAAGGTTACCTGTGTGGATAATCTCGTTACTTGTCTGTGTGGTATTAGCATGGTCATATGTCCTGTACTGTAGTCCACCACCAGAGGTTGTGAACTGAATAGTAGCAGCAGTGTAGTCTTGTCCCCCTGCGTTGATAGTAACAGATGCTAGAGCACCATTGATTACTACAGGAGTTACGACAGCATCGGAACCATCACCAAGTATGACTGCTGTCATTCCCTGTGATATATTGGCACCTGCATTTGTGATAGTGAAACTATCTACAGCACCGTTAACGATGTTGACTGTTACATCAGGCATAGTATATGCGATACTCGCTACTCTAATACCATATGTGTAATTGGTAGATGCGTAGTCTGTATCTCTATCATAATACTGTAAGTCAAGAACTCTTGACGCTGAATCAGTAGAGACTGCTAGGTCTGCTACGTCTCTTCCTGCGTTGGTGTCCTGACTTGTATCAAAAAACTTTAACTTTTTATATGTCCCAGTACCACTCGTCTGATTGATAGTTATGTCATCAGTCGAGGTTGTCGCTGCGTTTATTGTTACTGGGTTGTTTGCTGTAAGGTTAGCGTTGAACGTAGATACCGCTGCGACTGTAACTGTATCGTTATTGTCTGATCCTAGTGTGCTGTTACCATCAACCTGTAAGTTACCAGATAATGTAAGGTTAACACCTGTCAAGTCACCTGTGAATATAGGTGATACAAGTGTCTTACTGGTAAGTGTCTGCGTTGATGATACAGTTACGAGAGTATCAGTCTCAACTCCTGCGTCAGGGAAAACAAATGTCCTAGTTGTCCCTGTGGGTAGTTGTGTGGCAGAAAATTTTATTATCTTACTGTTGTCTGAACTGTTAGGTACAGTAAATACAGAGTCATTGATAGCAATGGTAGAGTTGAATCTAATCAGACCAGTACCTAGTGCCTGTAGTGTCAGGTCTAAGTTAGAGTCTGCTGAGTCTCTAGCAGATAATACAAGTGAAGTAGATTGCTTCTCAAGTAATAGTTTGGAGTCACCGAGTGATATGCCCAGTTCACCTTGAGTTGTTGAATATAAACCAGTCGCTGTCTTCTGGTCAAATGCTAGACCAGGCTGGTTCTGTGATCCACCAGGCACAGCCTTGAATATGGATCCTACTTCCGTCTTTTTATTAGTATCTACTGGGTCTGAGTTATCAAGTAACAGAAGGGTATCTGAAGGTGATACTGTTGTCAGTAGAGTTAGGTCTGATATCTTACGAGTTGCCACACGTATCCCTACATTAAGTTCTCCATTTATTTATACGTCTTATCGAAGACAAATGGTCCGTAACGACTGCCCCATGTCTGTTTTCCCTCTTCATCGTATCCTCTGTCCACCACTGTGTACTTATCTTTCTCCAATATTGCCTCAGATCTGAGGTATCCTTCGTTAACCCACACCTTTTTAAAGTTACGTCCAACATACATGTCACCGTCCTTGAGGAAGTGTATATCTGCTACTGGGTTGAGTGCTATGATCTCTCCATTTCTCTCTACTATCTCTATCTCCTTACGTCTATACTCTTTATTATTATACTTATATCTCTGGTGTGATAGGAACTTATTACCCTCTGTCCTCTCATGTGTCAACAGTACATGAGCATAGTAAGATGGCCAACTGGATGCCTGTCCCCAGTTGTTAAAGTCTCCTTCAAACCACTCTAAAAATTCTTCAAGCATTGAACTTGATCGCTAACGTGAACCTATACATTGGAGCAGCAAACGACTGCTGTCGTGCTGAGTGTGGTATGGTGCTGTCAAATATAATTATTCTGCCAGGTTTATATGGGCAGCAGTATTCTATTTCTTGTGCGTCATCACCTAGTAGTATAGTCTCACCACCCCACTCATGCTTCCACTCTCTATTCATATAGTATAGCAATGTCTTGTCACCTTTGCGTGAACTATCACAATGTACATCAGGACTCTCACTGTGGATACCGCAGTTGACATATGCTTTCTCTACATTAGGAGGTACATAGTCGTCAAGGAACCCTGCGATACCATCAGTAAAGAAGTTCTCTACCACCCATTTCTGATCCACATATGATATTGGTTTCTGTGTCTTTATATCCTGTACGTCAAACTTATTGCTACCTGCCAACTGATATGGCAGTGTACATGCTTCAACATATAATCTGATCTGTTGCTGTGTGGGTATGAGGTCATCAATGATGGTCACCTCACCATTAGATAGTTTCATCGAAATTTTAAATTGAATCCAATACTAATACGATCTGTCTCTGACTCATTCTTTTCTACATGATGTCTCACATGAGCAGGAAAGATCAAGCACCTACCAACTGTAGGATGAACCCACATTGATTCGTGGTATCCATTCTCCTCCTTTACCTCTGTGTCTAACTTCCAGTTATATCTAAATCTTGCGTTCTCGTCTTCAAATACTATGTCACCACATTTAAATGGAGTCTGTAAATACAAGACACCAGAAAAGTCCACACCCAAATGAGTGTGTGAGTAATTGTAATCGCCAGTTTTATTAACACTCGCCCACATGCTATTAATATAGAATGGAGCACTACTCAGATTTTTCATTGAGTGTGCTATGTGAGCATATATCAGTAGAGAATATTCAAGAAATGATTGCTGTTCGTGTAAGTTATATTCCGAGTGCCATCCTGCTGAGGATGAGTTACCTTCATGTGTGGTACTGTGCTCATGATATTGTTTAACCCAATCAATTAGTTCAGGTTTTACATCAAAGTCACTGAATAACAGTGGTGTCGGAAATAACGAAACAATCATTCTGTAGTCTTTTTCAATCTTTTACGTATCATTTTCGCATAGGCAACCTCTGCGGGTGTCCATTGCTTTTTATTCTTAATAAGTTTTTTGGCGGTCTTTCGGATTGATTCCGAATTTTCCATGTATTCTAGTATCGTTTTGGTATTTTGTGATATGGTGAGTCATCACCATCATTGAATAGATCGTCATTGATTTCCTCAAGGAGTACATCAAGTTCAAATCCTTCTTCTATGAGGTAACTGCTACCTCTATATAGATCCTCGTTGGTAAAATGAGGTTTCTCTTCTGCTTTCACTACGTCAGCAAGGTTGTTAGGAACTTCCTCTTCATCAAATGAAAAGGGTATGCCATTTATAAAGTATACTTTACATACACCCACTCCGTCAAGTGTACGAAACTCTTTGTGTAGTTGTGTTATCTCTTCCATAAAAAATCAAAAGGGCATTTGTTCTCTGTCTCCTCTTCCTTCCTCAATCTTTGTTTGATGAGGTTCCATGAGAAGTTTTTGTGCCAGTCTTTGAGCCACAAGCTTTGTAGTTGTCGCTTAAGCACTTCTTTAGGGATGGATCGCTTTTCAAGAGTGAATTTGACATCTCTTGTTCTTTGGCTAGAGAATCTAACATAGCAAAGCGGGGATCCTTTTTCGATCCAGATGTTTGAGTCATAGTTCTTTACCGTGAATCCTAAGTTGATAGGTCGTTGCCAAACAGATATAGGAAATGTACCAGACACTACGTCTAGACCCTTCCTTGTCATATCGGGGTGTTGAAACTGTTCAATCCATACGTCACTGTCCTCTGTCCAAAAACAGTAACCTTGTTTGAACTGTACCTCTGGGTGTGTACCGTCCAACCAACCATCACCTAACATGAAATACTCATCGAACACATCTTGTCCAAGATTAGTTTCTAAAAGTTTCTCAGTAGATTTATATATGATACCAAGTGGGAAGCATTGCTTCATGACCCATGTATTCTTATAATATTCTTTGAAAGCAGGGCACTTGGAGTGTCTATAGTCAGGGTCGTATTCTTTGAGAGCAGGAGTTGGTTCCTCAAAATAATCCTCTGGAAAGAAATCGAGTTCCCCTTCATCAAGGAAACTCTCTTCACTTCCACCCATCACATAGTTGTAAAATATTTTTTTAGTCTTCATCTAACGCTTTGTCGAGGTCAGCATCAAGTTGTTCTTGCTTGGATGCTCTCGCTTCTGTTTGTTGAGCGAATGACTTGCTGACCTTACGTTTGTCCACCTTACGTGGTTTTCCTGCCTTGTTCTCCTTGATGATAGTAATAGCATCACCAACCGTGGCAATCTCTCCTGCCTGTTCGTCTCGAATCTCTACACTGAAGCATTCTTCGAGGAACATGACTAACTCAACCATGTCAAGTGAGTCGAGCATGAGGTCGTTCTGGATGTCACTATCCCACTTAATTTCAGTGTCTAGTTCTTCCACCCTTTCACCTAAAGTCTCAGCAATAGCGAGTGCTGCTACATTTAATAGCACTTCGTCTGTCACTGGTTTAGGGGCACTACGTAAGATGTCTTTGATCTTGTGATACGTTGCCGAATGTGACATAATTAATACTTGTAAGTTACTTCATTTACTTGGCACGTTGCTCTGACGAATCCCAATACATTTTGAAATTCCTCTGAGTCATCACATACAAGAGTTTTAACCTCTGAGGTATCACTAATGAGTGTGAAGGTACGTGCGGGGATGTCCACTACGCATTGTTTTAGAAAGTCTGTTTCCATGGGTCATCATATAAATCACTATCCTTAGTATAGGGTAGTGGGTACGCATTCGGAGTGGACATTGTGCCACTATGACATCTGGCATACTTAATGATGTCATTGGCATAGTGCTTGATGTCCTCCAGATTAGCATGGATCTCCTTATAGATCTCCATAGCATTCTTCTGGTTGGGCACTCCTTTAACTTTCTCCTCTATGTAGTTTGCTTTCTCAGCGTCAATAAAATCAACGAGAGTTTTAGCTTGACTAGAAGATATGGTCATACCAAACATTTGGTCTGTTCCTTTACTATAGTACATTCACGTCAGAATGTCAATTAAGGTATATACCGTTATTACATGTAATTCTATATTCGGAATTTGCAGACATACTCGCAGAGCCTGAAGCACTCATTGTAAAATCATTTGTGTTTATCTTTGCGTCTGATCCTTTTGTATCGAGTTCCCATCCTGTTCCTGAACTCTTTGATACTTCCATACCATCGGGTGCACCACCCTCGATACATTCAATATTTTTGCCATGGGTCACTGTCTTAGCACTGCCTTGGACTTCTGTAAAACTGTTTCTACCAACGTTGTCGTACTGACAACCTTTGACGTTGAATCGGAGATCACCCGCTGATTCTAAAGCGAACGTTCCTCCTTCTTTATCCATTCTAATCACACGGTTACCGTTGATAACCTCTGTTAACTGACCACCAGCTGCCATGTCTAGGCGTTTAAAGGTGCATCGTTCGTTAATAGAGTTGGCAATGAATCTGATTTCGTTATCGGCATTGACACCTATTCCAGATGCTGAATCTATGGCGATGTCGCCACACTTTAATTCATATCTACCGTTAACCTTATCAAATCTGTCACCCTCTACCTCTGTGTGTAAGTTTCCTTCCACGTTGAGGTGAGCATCACCGATCACTTGAATGATAAGTTTGTCCTCTTTTTTGTTTTTACCGACCTTGAGGGTGGTCGTTGCGTCACTATTTAGGTGTAAATCTCTTGCACTGATGATATATGTGTCTTCTTCTTCGTCCATTTCAACGATAGAACCAGTCTTACCATTGATAATACGTATCCTTTCACCATCCTCTGTGTTGTCAAACTCCAGTACATGACCCGCTGAGGTCACTGTTACCCAGTTCTTTGGATAGTTCGTAATGTGTTGAGGATTTTCATTCTCTTCACTACTACCATCAAATAGTTCTGTATTAGATGTGTCCTGTCTAGCCATTGTGTCCTACGCAGTCGATGTATGATTGAGATTCAAATATCTCAGTAAATTTAGTAGGTCCTACGTACTGATATGTAGGTACTATCTCAGCACCGAAACCTTCTGAGTCTACAATGCGAGGTTTAACAAAACCAAGAGTCTTGGTCGTGATAGTAGGTGTCAAGAGTCTACCCTTGTCATCAGTTGAGATATCACCTATCTCATCCTGACCCACATAGATCTTAGGTTTTTTATACCCTTCACCTACGTTGGTGATGTCGATGGTGTCGAGCACTGGTAGTATGTCATCACAGTTAGCATATAATGCTGTAGCATTAGCAGGAATAGCGAGGTCATAGAACTCCGTAAGTGGGTTAAGTGTAAATTTATATGTGCCACCAAGTGTCTGTAGTTTTAAACCAGGTGGAACATAAGAAGTCTTCTCTAGTGTTGCTAGAGCAGCAAATCCAGTGTTATCATAATCATAGTCTATTATTTGTAATATTGCTTCGTTAGGATCACCGTCCTCCTCTTGGTAGAAGAGTACATCTCCTGTGTCAGCATAGTCACCCAGTCCCTGAGCATCTACAAGGAAGTGCTTCTGTTCTTTCGGGCAGTATGTATTGTCTGGGTCTAGACCATAACCAACACCAGGCTTGTTGACTCTGACTTTCTCTACCTTACCATCTTTGATGATAGGTGTGAGGTCAGCACCTGATCCTTCTGGATCATTACATGTGAACATTGCTCTCACTCTAGCAGTGGTGTTGATGTTAGATCCCTTCCTTCTCATTAGCACACCAACCATAGCACCTATGTCATCAATGATAGGTAATGCTTTCAAAAGACTGGTGCTCTGTGCATTGTCAAAAATTAATTCTGGGAAGCATGGTTTCTTACGTGTGTTTTCTGGTGAGCAGTTGACAGTATCATAGTTGATCTTACCCTCTGAGTCACGGATAGGATAGACACTATCAAACTTCTCTACTAAACTCTTACCACTCTCGAATGTTCTAGATGTGACACCTGTTCCCGCTGCCCCAACCTCTGCGAACTCACCGTTCTTAGTGTTGAATGCTTTCTTAACAAACTTACCACCTATTAGTTTTGTAACTGGAACCCAACCACGTGAGTTAGGTATCGCTGTGCCAACAAGAGTGGTCTTACCATCTTTGAGAGCACCCTTTGCTGCATCAGCATACTGACTCATCTGCTTCATCTGCTTATCTGCTTCACTTTCCTTAGCACCTGATCCTGTCTCGAATGTTGATAGTCCAAGAGCACAAGATAGATCGCCTTCGCAAACCATGTCGATTAGATCAAGAACTTTACTAGCAATGCCCTGAATGATAGCAGCGTTGTTCTTGATAGCACCAAGTGCACCGTTTAGAATACCGAGAGCAGCATCAATACCAGCCATCAGTTTGTCCATGATGCCACCGAATAGGTCTTGGAAGATATCCTTTGCCAAGCATAATGCAGCGTCTAATGCTTGTGAGAGAAGATCTTTCAATAGACCACCGATTACGTCAGCTAACTCATTGAAGATTTGTTTGAAGAGACAGTTAACAAGATCTCCTATGTTCTTGAGTTGATCAACAGCAGGATCCAATAGTGAAGGGTCAGGGATCTTGATGTCATTGATGACCTTCTGGATCTCTTTCTGTGCCTCCTTCATTACTGTACCCTTGACGTTGGAGAGCACACCACCCATGAAACCTTGTATTCTACTCTGTATCTTCTCAATCTCTTCTGCTACGTCCTCAATCTTACCAGTCTGTTTGTTGATAAACTCACCTATATCATTCTTCTCTATACCTCTAGCAAACTTTAGGAACTCAGCAGTAGCACCCTTGATCTTAACGTCAGATGGTGTACCACACTTACCATTACCTACATGTATAGTATATCTCTTTCTGTCATCTGCTGCTTTCATTGCCTTTGTCGCAGCTGATGCTTCACCACGTGGGTTGACAGTTGATACTGTATTCTCCTCTGTTACTGTCTCCTCTTTCTTCTTGTTAGTTCCTGTCTTTACATCTGACTCTGCTGTGTCAGCTGTACCACCTACGACACCACCACCATCACCATGCTTCTCTGGTTTATAATCAGGTGCATGTACCTGTTGATATCCTTTACTACTTTCTAGTGGTAGTTTAGTGTATACATCCTTTGGGTTCTGGTCACTGATACTACCCATAATGACTGGTATCTGTGCACTGGATCCATCCATGAAGAATCCAACCACCCAACTGTTAACCTGTAACTGTTGAATAGAACCCATACCACTCTTCATAGCATAGACTACTGGCATAACACATGATGCCCATGGTAAGTCTCTAGTTGGTAGTATCTCTTTGTCTGGGTTATGATACCCTACGATTCTGACCTTGACCTTACCTGTATAGTCGTAGTCTTTAGATTCTGCGTTGGCACCCGTATACTCTGGGTCAGACCCGTCGTTCTCGACTTGTCCGATCCACCAGTTAAATCCATCTTTACCGATGGCATGGGCAGCACTTTCTAAATTCATCCTAAACTATCTCTGTATAATGTCACTCGTGTGGTCATAGTATCTGTCTCTGTCAGAAACTGACGATAGATCTTGCCTACTATGTATCTACCACTTGCTTCGGCATCTAGTTCTCCTGACCTAGCATTATACTTATTGATACGTACAACACTTCCAATATATAAATCTTGTTTCCCTTTATAGTCGAAACTAGCTGATTGATTGAAGAAGAATTGATTCCTTATCATAGACTGACTTAACTGTCGTGTCAAGTCCTGTGTGTATGTACCCTCTGTATACATGGCTGTGTCCATCACCTTAGACATAATCCTTGTGGGTGCACCACCAGTCTCTGTGCTACCAAATCTTTTATAGAACTCTGGTAGTTCTGAAGTTGGGTTGAGTTTCTTCATCTCATCGTAGAAATCAGTAACAAAGAATGGTACCTCCTCATACTTAAAGTCTTTCATGTCCAGTGTAAACGTGGTGCTAGCATAACTTCCAAGATTTAAACCACGAAAGATATCACTCGTACCTGTCAATG